GTCGCGTTGATCTTGCTTTCGTGACCGGATTTGAAGCGCAGCAGGTGACGCAATCCGTCCGGGTCGACCGGTTGGACGGCGTGCAGCTGGGCGCCGAATTGCCGCGCGGCTGGAACGGGACGTTTACACTGGATCGCGGCTCGCCGGTCGCCGATGATTTCATTGCCGCCATCGAACAGGCGTATTTTGCCGGGCAGTCGATCGCGGCCGGTACGCTCTACCAATACGTCAATGAACCGGACGGTTCGATCTCGACCTACCAGTTCAGCGGCGTGGTGTTCAAGTTGGCTTCGGCGGGGGTGTATCGCGGCGATGCGCCGGTGGCACAAAAACTGGAATTTTTCGCATCGAGCCGGGTGAGCGTCTGATGGAGCGGATCATTGCCGACAAGGCGGGGCGGAGCATTACGCTGCGGCGGGTGGGCGTGCTGGAGACGCTGCGGCTGTACAAGGCGCTGGGGCCGGAACTTTCGGTGAATGAGGCGTATATGGGCCTGGCCACCATCGCGGCGTCGGTTGCGGTGCTGGATGGCGTGCCGATGCCGTTTCCGAATGCCGAGGCGGGGATTGAGACGTTGCTGGAACGGCTAGGCGAGGAGGGTGCCGCGGCGGTGGCTGCCGCGATCGCCCCGGCAGCGCTGGACTCCGTGGCCGCGCAAGCGGGAAACTGAGCCGGCACCCTGGGCTGATCGACTGCCTGTATCTGGTCAAGTGCGGGGTGCCGTACGAGGTGGCGTTTGCGCTGGATGAGGCGGAGCGTATGGCGCATGTCGTGGTGTTTGGAAGTCTTGACGGCCATGCCTTCGACTGGCGGCGGCTGCGTTGGTTTGAGGCGCCGGCGTGAGAGGCGGGCGGAGTGATGCGCATATGGGTTTGAGGTTGAAACAGCCGCGGGCGGTCTGGGCGCGAACGACGCGCGCCGCGTTCATGAGGGCCAGCATCCGACCGTTTCATGGGCTGGTCAGATCGATTGGACGAGGCATTTATTATTCGATTGCGCCGAGCGCGAAAATCCCTCGTGGCCGCAGGCTGCACCCGCCTAAAATTCCGTTTCCGCATTCCACCTCACCGCTGGAGATCTTTCGTTCAAAAAGCGCGTATGGAGCACGAGCGGCAAGGCTGGCCCGCAGCTCGGCACCAAAATCATTCCGCCGATCGGTCGTCAGCGCGCCGGTGGTATATGAGAAAAGAGTAAATGCCATTCGGCAAAACTCAGGCGGTTTGGCTGGCCGGCGCCACGTTCTGCGCAGCGCTGGTCAGTACGAGTTCATGATAAAAAGTGCTGTTGCGCGTGGGCGATCCAACTTTTCAGTCCGGAGATGTTTTAAAAGTCGCAGCTCCGAAGGCAGCGGTTGGCATCTGCTGGCTGGGGATTTAGACGGTGCGCCTGCACACAAGGTCCGGTCCTCGGGGCATTATGTGAAGCCAAGACGGGCGGCGCAGCTTTTGCCGCCTTTTGCCCCGTCTTCTGCGAGCAAACTGAGACCTCCACTCGCCGAAGCCGATCGTGCAATGGCGCATGAGCAAGGTTTGGAAATGTCACGCAGGCATCATACCGAGACGCGAGGCCCTCTTGCGAAGGCCGGTCCGTTGCTGGGCGGCGAGCCGGCGAGGCGGAGCCGAGCCGCCGCACGCGACGAACAGACGTCAATCGGACAAGCAATCGAGACGTATTTCGAAGACCAGGCGCGCCTGCCGCCGGCCGGAATGACCGGCTTCGATCCGCGGCTGAGCCCCGCCTGGGCCGGCCTGCAAATTCCGGGGTGATGGTGATGAGCGGCGTCGTGATTACGCTTGGCGGCGTGATGTTTCAGGATTTTGAGGTTCCTGAAAAGATCAGGATCGGCGGGGCGCAGCGCCTGGCGGTGCATCAGCTGATCGGCGGCGGCCGGGTGGTCGATGTGCTCGGCGACGACCCTGGCAAGATCGAATTTTCGGGCATGTTCACGGGCAGCGACGCCGCGGCGCGGGCGCAAATTCTGGACGCGGCGACCGCGCTCGGCGCGCAGGTACCACTGCTATGGGACAGTTTTTTCTACACGGTGATCATCCAGGATTTTCAGGCGGATTATAAGAAACCCTGGTGGATTCCGTTTTCGATCCGCTGCGCGGTGGTGACCGATCCGGCCGCGCAACTGGCCGAGGCCGCCGGATCGGTGACCGGCCTGATCAGCGACGACATCGCGTCGGCGATGGCGCTTGCGCCACAATCGGGTCTTTCGCTGTCGCTCGGCGCTACGGCGAGCGCAGCGGCGCTTGCCGCCGGGCAAGCGTTAATTTCTTCCGGGCTGGCGTCGTCGGGCGCCGCGCTGGCCGGTGGTGTTGCGTTGCTGAACGGCGCGATCGATCCGCCGGCCGCGTGCGACGCCCTGACGGGCATTGTCGCGACATCGGGTGCATTGGCCGCGATTTCCGGGATGTCCGGCTATGTCAACCGTGCAGCCACAAACCAAGAGAACCAGCTGGCATGACAACGCAAACAGTAACGGTCGTTGGCGGCAATCTGTTCGCGCTGGCGGCGCAGTATCTGAACGACGCGACGCAATGGAACCGGATTGCGCAGGCAAACCGATTATCCGATCCGCAACTGGCTGGGGTGAACAGGTTGATCATTCCGCCGATCAATCCGGCGGCGGGCGGCGGCATTGGTTAATGAGCCGCAGGTTCAGGTCACCATCGGCGGCGCGGTCATTGCCGGGGCGATCGCGGTCGATATTGAGCGGGTCGGCTATTTTTCCGCCGACCGTTTCAGCGTTGTTTTTGCGATGGCAGAAATTGGAGCGGCATATTTTTACGGATTGGGGGCCGCGACGGTCACCATCTCGCTCGCGCAACTGCCGTTCGGCTTTGCCAGCCTTTTGACGGGCCTGATCGATAACGTGCGTGTCAACCTGTTGAACAACACGGCCACGATCAGGGGGCGCGATCTTTCCGCCGGGCTCATTGACGCCGAAATTTCAGAGACTTTCGCGAATCAGACAGCGAGCCAGATCGCCGCCGCCATCGCGGCGCGGCACGATCTGACGCCGAACGTCACGGCCACCGCGACCCCGGTTGGCCAGTATTACGAGCTGGACCATGCCCGCAGCGCGCTCGGGTTGAACTCCCGGGCCAGTACCGAGTGGAACCTGCTTTCTTGGCTAGCCTTGATTGAGGGCTTTGCGCTGTCCGTCACGGGGACAACGCTGAATTTTGGTCCGCCGGTCTCGGCGCCGAGCTTTACGTTGACGCCGCAAAATTGCATCGCGCTGGATTTTGAGAGCAGCGTTGCGATCCCGACGATGACAAATGTCAAATCGTGGAGCGCGCGCAACAAGGCGGTGGTGTCGCAGACGGCTGGATCAGGCGCGCGCACCACGACATTGATCCGGCCGAATTTGAACAACAAGCAGGCGGAGAGTTTGGCGGTGAATCATCTGGCGGGCCTGCAAATGCACCGCACGGTGCTGCAGGCTGTGATGCCGGGGGAATTGGCTTTGGCTCCAGGCTCGGCAGTCCTGGTCAGTCAGACGAATTCGGGGTTCGATCAGACCTATTTGGTCGATCTGGTTCGGCGCGCTGTCGATGCCGAGCGCGGCTTTACGCAAATCATTCGGGCTCATGCGGTGAGCTAAAGGAATTCTGTTGGATCAGTTCTGGAATGCCGTGAAAGCCCGCGCCGGCGGCCTCGATGGGCTGGCGGGTGTCGCTAGGTTCGGCCTGGTCTCGAGTTTTGATCCGAACGCCTATGCGGCGCGCGTGATGATGCAGCCGGAAAACGTGCTGAGCGGCTGGCTGCCGATTTTGTCCGCCTGGGTTGGCGCCGGCTGGGGCATGGCGGCCCCGCTGACGCCGGGTGACCAGGTGCTTGTCATCGCGCAGGAAGGCAGTTCCGAGCAGGGGGTCATCGTCGGCGCCGTCTGGTCGGCGGCCGATGCGCCGCCGGGCGCGCCGGCCGGCGAATTCTGGTTGTGCCACCAATCGGGAAGTTTTGTGAAATTGTTGAACAACGGCACGATTTTCCTTACCGCCGGGACCGTCAATGTCACGGGCAATCTGGTTGTCAGCGGCGATATCTCCGACCATGCGGGCGCGCATGGCACCGTCGCCGCGCTTCGCAATGCGCATGATGACCACACGCACGCCGATCCGCAGGGCGGTGCGACGGGCCTGCCGTCGCTGACCGTCTGATGGCCGATCTCGCGCTGACATTCGGCGGCGACCTTGCGGTCGGCGCAACCGGAGATCTGGCCGTGGCCGATGGCCCCGCGCTGACGCAGCAACGCGTGCTGCGCCGGCTCCTCACCAATCCCGGCGGCTATATTTGGCAACTTTCCTATGGGGCCGGACTCGCGCAATTTGTTGGGCAGCCCGGTGCACCGGCCGCGATCCAGGCGGTGACGCGCAGCCAGATCCTGCAGGAGGCCGCCGTTGCGAGTCATCCGGCGCCTTCCGTCACTGCGTCCGGCGCGGATGACGGCACCGTGTCGCTCAGCATCGCCTACACCGATGCCGCCACGCAGCAGACCAGCACCCTGACCTTCCAGGTGTAATCAAATGCAGCTTTCGTTACAGAATTTCGCCACGCTGGTGGAAAACATGGCGGCGTCGGTACAGGGTGCCGCGACCAGTCTGCTGGACCTTACCGTCGGCTCTGTGTTGCGGGCGATTCTGGAGGCGAATGCTTCGCTGGCTCTGTGGCTGCAATGGCTGATTGTCCAGGTGCTGGCGACGACGCGGTTGGCCACCAGCAGCGGCGCCGATTGCGATAGTTTCGGCGCCGATTTTGGGTTTTACCGGTTGCCCGCGGTGGCGGCCGTCGGCTTCGTCACCTTCTCTCGCTTCTCGCCGAACACGGCGGCCTTAATTCCCGCTGGAGCGAATGTCGCCACTGGTTCAAATGCTCAGTCATTCCTGGTGACAACCGATACCGCCAATCCGGCCTACAGCGCCGCCGCCGGCGGCTACAGCCTGGCGGCCGGTGTCGCCAGCGTGACGGTGCCGGTGGCGGCCAATTTGGCGGGCAGCGCGGGGAATGTGCAGGCCGGCACGATCGCGGTCATCTCGTCGGCCATTGCCGGAGTCGATACCGTAAGCAACACCTTGGCGCTGGCTGGCGGGCTGGATGCGGAATCCGACGCGGCTTTCCGCGCCCGCTTCGGGAATTATCTGTCCAGTCTGTCGAGGGCGACCGACACCGCCATCGGTGCTGCCATCGATGCGATCCAGCAAGGGCTCAGCTACGTTATCAGCGAAAACATTGATCAGACGGGCGCTGTTCAAATGGGCCATTTTGTCGTGACGGTGGATGACGGCACCGGCGCCCCGGCGGCTTCGCTTTTGGCGACGGTGCAGGCGGCCATTGATCCCATCCGCCCGGTCGGCAGCAGTTTTGCCGTGCAGGGGCCGGTGGTGACGGCAGCCAACGTGTCGCTGACCGTCACCAACACCGCCGCCGTTTCGCATCAGGCGGTGGTGGCCGCGGTTGCGGCGGCGATCGACGCGTACATCGCTGGTTTGAGCGTGGGGGCGGCGTTGAACTATACCAGGCTGGCGCAACTGGCCTATGCGGCCTCGGCCTCCATTACGAACATCTCCGACGTGCTGCTGAATGGCGGCACGGCCGATTTGACACCGCCGCTGTTCGGCGTCGTGCGCAGCGGGACGGTCACGGTTGCCTAACATGATCGGCGATACGACCGACATGCTGGGCCGGCTGAAGGCGGTTTTGCCGGCGCGCTGGTTCGGCGACTCGACGCCGATCCTCGATGCGTTGCTGAGCGGCCTCGCTGCCGCCTGGAGCGTCTTGTACAGCCTGGTGACCGATGTCGCCGCACAGACGCGCATCGCCACCGCCGGCGCGCCGTTTCTGGACATTGCGTCAGCGGATTATTTTGGCACCGCGCTGCCGCGCCGTGCCGGCGAGAGCGACGCCGCCTTCAGCCTGCGCCTGCGCGCCAACCTGATCGCGCCGCGGGCAACGCGCGCGGCGGTTGCCGCGGCACTCACCAGCCTGACCGGGCGGGCGCCCAAGATATTTGAGCCGTTGAATGCTGACGACACCGGCGGCTATGGATACGGCACGCTCGGCTACGGCGCCGCCGGCGGCTATGGCTGCAGAAACCTGCCGTTCCAGTTTTTCGTCACCGGTTTTCGGCCGGATGCGACGCCGGTGAGCAATGCCGGCGGCTATGGCAACGGTCCCGGCGGCTACAACACCGCGCCGATGTTATACGCTGACCTTGCCGATATTCCCGGCACCATCACCGACGCGGACATCTACGCCGCCGCGGCTGCCGTCCTGCCGACGGCCAGCATTGCCTGGATGAATCTCTCCAACTGAGGATCACGCATGGATCGCAACATCGTCTATCCCGGCAGCATTCCGCTCGACACCGACATTCTGGGCCTCAACCGCAACGCGATGACGGCGATCGGCGCGCTGACAGCGTCGGTTTTGGGCAGCAACATCGTCGTCGATGGGCTGGCTTGCACGGCGACATCGCCGGCTTCGCTCACGGTGAATGTGGCGCCCGGCAGCATCACGCAGCTGACCGCGCTGGATACGAATGCATATGGCTCGCTGCCCGCCGATACGGCCAGCCAGATCGTCAAGACCGGCATCAATGTGACGGCGACGGGTTTTACGCTCACCCCGCCGACGGTGTCAGGCGATTCGATAAATTATCTGATTGAAGCGGCGTTTTCTGAAACCGATGCCGACGCGGTGGTGCTGCCTTACGTCAACGCCGCCAATCCGGCTTTGCCCTATTCCGGCCCCAGTAATTCGGGCACCGCGCAGAGTACCCAGCGCATCCAGCGCGTGCAGTTGCAGTTGAAACCGGGTGTGGCGGCCGCTTCCGGCACGCAGACGACGCCCGCGGTCGATGGCGGCTGGGTCGGCCTGTACGTGATCACCGTCAATTACGGCCAGACCGCGATCCAGACCAGCGCGATCACGACGCTGCCTGCGGCGCCGTTCGTGCCGTTTAAACTGCCGCTGCTACGGCCAGGTTTTTCTTCCATCGAGGTGTTCGAGGCGTCCGGAACCTTCGTGGTGCCGAGCGGTGTCACGATGGTGCGCGCGACCGTCATCGGCGGCGGCGCCGCTGCCGGCTATCACAGCACCATGCCGGGGGCCGGCGGCGGCGGCGGCGGAACCGCCATCGGCATCGTCAGCGGCCTGACGCCCGGCCAGAGCATCGCGGTCGCGGTCGGCGCCGGCGGCATTGCGCCGTCGGCGCCGGCGGTGGGCAATGCGGGCGGAACATCCAGCTTCGGTGGCTATCTGTCCGCCACCGGCGGCAGCGGCGGCGGCGGCGGCACGGCGGTGCTGTTTGCGATGGCGGGCGGTGCGGGCGGCACCGGTGTCGGCGGCCAGGTTAATCTGGGCGGCTCAATGGGCAGCGATTCAATCGTCGTCGCCTGCCGCGGCGGCGATGGCGGTGGACCCGGCCACGGCCGCGGCGCCAGCGGCCCGCAGGACGGGTTGTCCGCGACCGGCTTTGGCGGCGGCGGCGGCGGCGGCGGCACCAGCACCAGCGGCGGTCCCGCCGGCTATCCGGGCGGCGCCGGCGCGCCGGGCATCGTCATCGTTGAATACTGAGAGAGGCCGCCCATGAGCACGCCCGCCACCCATGTCTGGCGCCCGTCGAACGCCCGCTATCTGCAAATCGACGGCTTTGTGCCGACGCCGCGCGGTCCGCTAATTCCGCCGGCAACACCGCTCGCCTGGCCCGCCAAGGACCCCGGCGATACGCTGGACTATGTGTTCGATATTTCGCCGGCGCTGACCGCCAATCCCGGCGATACAATCGCGACACTCGACATCCAGATCAATCCTGACAACCCGGGCGACCTGATCCTTGCCTCCGCCACGGCGGATGGCGCCTGGGCGGTGCTGTGGCTGACCGGCGGACAGCCGCTGACGACCTACACGGTGACAATAACGGTTACCACCACCGGCGGCCGGACTCTCGCCCGCAGCATTTCGCTGCCGGTCATTGCCCTGGCCGCCGTGCCGGCGCCGGCTGCCGCCCTGACCACCCCGACCGGCCAGGTGCTGACCGATCCGACCGGCACGCCGATCACCACTGTTTGAGGGTTTTGCATGCCGACCATCGGACAACTGCCCGTCGCCAACTCGGTGTCGGATGCCGACACGCTGCCGATCTTTCAGAACGATCAGACGCTGGCCGCGACGCGCGCGCAGCTTTTGGCGGGCCTCCAACCCGCGCTCAGCGTCCCGCAGAATTCACTGCTCGGCGGCATCGGGCCTGGCCCCACGCCGCCGGTGCCGATCAACATCGGCGCGAACCTTGCTCTGACCGGCGCAACGCTTTCGGCGACCGCCGCGCCGTTCGAAATTTCGGCATTGCCGGCGGGCAAGGTTCCAGGTGCCAGCGATCTTGTTCCGATCGGGCAATCTGGCGCCGATGTGGAGGTCACCTACGCGAAATTCCTATCCGGCATGGGCAGCGTCAACGGTTTGCCGGGCGGTGCCCTGACCGCCAGGGCAAGCGGCGCGACGACCACGCGCACGCTTGCCGCCTTGGCGATGAATGCCGTTTCGATCGAGGATTTTGGCGCCGTTGGCGATGGCGTCACTGATGACAGCGCGGCACTTTTGGCGGCCGTGGCGTCTGGCAACCCGGTTCGCCTTGGCGCGAAAACCTATGCGATCGCCGGCGAGTGCGACATTCTGGCGGCGGCCTGCACCCTGCTCGGCGTGCCTGGGCAGACGGTTCTGTTCCGCAGCGCGCAATCGAAGCTAGGCGGTTCGCCGTCGCCGGCCTGGATCAGCCTGAACGCGACGACCGTCATGATCGACGGGATTGTCTTTGACGCCAACACGGCGATCGCCAACGGCACGTGCAGTGTCGTGGTGCAGGCCGCCTGTTTGAAATCAACCATCACCCGCAGCGTCTTTCGCAACGCCGCCGGCGGTGGCAACGCTTCCGGTCTAACCTATCTGCCGAGCGATCCGGCACTGACGAACCACGACGTCGACGGCTGCGAGTTTTACGCGAACTCTATGCATGGCATTTGCGTTTATGCCACTGACGGGCTGACCATCAGCAATTGCCGCACGCACGACAACGGCGTCGACGGCATCCATGTCGACAGCGACGACCCGCATTTCGTGCTGAAAATCCGTTACCTGCAGATCGTCGGCAACGCCAGTTGGAACAATGTCTGCGGCATCATCGTCGGCAACTTCAACGAGACGAATACCGGCAACGTCATCTATGGCAACACCAATCCGGATGTGCTCGGCGCGCTGATCGCGTCCAACACCTGCTATTTGAACCGCGAATACGGCATCTATATTTCCGGCCGCAACATCCTGGTCAGCGGCAATTTGTGCTCGAACAACAGCACCGCCTTCGGCGGCGGCGCCGGCATTCTCTGCGATACCGGCTATTGCAAGATCACCGGCAACATGATCGTTGGCGCATCGCCGTTCGGAATCGATTGCGGCGGCTCGATCTATACCGAGGTTGCCGACAATTACATCGATGGCGCCGTCTACGCGTTGAATATCGGCGGCGGTCGTAACTGCACCGCGCGCAACAATTTCATCCAGGATTTCACCGGCTGCGGCATTTCCGTCGAGAATGTTGAATCCGACGGCATCGGCGATGATTTCAACCTTGCCTGCTCCGATCTTTCGATCATTGGCAACTGGATCAATTATTCCGGCTCGATCACCGCGATCCTGATCCGCGATGCGGCGCAGAACATTGTCGTGAAGGACAATGTCATCCTCGCCAATCCGGGCGCCAACCTGGCGACCGCAATTTCCGCCTACACGGACACCGTGTTCATCCAGGGCAATGTGCTCAATTTCGTGACGCGCTGGACCACGAATCCGTCGATCTTCAACGGTGCCTACACGCTGGTGGTGCCCGACATCGCGGATAATGTCAGCATCACGCAGTCCAGCGCGCCGATCGCCAGCATCATCACCGAGCAAGGCCAGGCCGCGCTTGGCACCATCGTTTTCTGCAAGGTGGTCAATGGCGGCAGCGGCTATACCAGCGCGTCGATCAGCTTCAGCGGCACGGGTTCGGGTGCCGCGGCGATGGTGTGGCTGTCCGGCGGCGCCGTGATCGGCATTCAGATGACCAATTTTGGAGCCGGCTACCAACAAGGTGCGACCGCCACCATCAGCGGGAATGGCAGCGGGGCAAGCGTCACCGTGCAGGTTGACCTGCCGATCTGGCAGAACCAGCAGATTACCATCGACTGCATGACCAATGTCACCTTCGCCGCCGCCGGCAGTTTTCCGGTGCAGGCCAACTGGACCGGCGCGCCGATCACCGTTCCCGCCGGCGCCTCGATCGACTGGATCGGCAATGCCGGTGGCTGGCGCGCGGCCCGTTTTTCGCAGAATGATTACGTCTCCCCGAACGGCAATGGCAGCGTGACGTTGCGCACGCAGGCGGGCGATCTCTCGCTGCATCCGGCTGGGTCCGGCATGGTCCGGCTGATTTCCGACACCGAGCCGACGGGCGCTGTCGAGCTGATCGGCCGCGGCTCGCCATTGAATGCGGTCTCTGCGCCGCCCGGCTCGACGTTCCGCAATTTGAACGGCGGCGCCGGCAGCACGTTCTGGGTCAAGCAGGCCGGCACCGGTGCGACCAACTGGGTCGCGGTCGCCTAGAAAAGGGTCACGTATGACAACGATTGCTCAGCTGCCCCCGGTCGCGACCGTGGGCTCCGGCGATTTGCTGCCACTGTCGCAGGCCGGTGAAACCTACTCAGTCACCGTTGCGCAACTGACAGCGACGCTGCAGCCGGTCATTACCGTCCCGACCGGCGACTTGCTGGGCCGCAACAGCATCGGCGCCGGCGCACCGGAGGCGGTCGCCGTCGGCCCAGGTCTGTCGCTGACGGCCGGCCTGCTGGCGGCGAATGGCGGCGATCATGCCGGCTTCCCGGTGCAGGCGGCGATGTCGTTGAGCGACAGCCTGGTGATCGAATCCGCCGCGGCACCTGGCTTGCTGGCCATTACCGCATTGCGCGGCCTGTTCAGCGCCGGCGGCGGGATCAGCATCGACGATAACGGTGTCATCGCGGTCACCGAGTCTGGCATTGCGGGACCGGCTGGTCCGGCGGGACCAGCCGGCCCGCCGGGTGCTGCAGGTCTGCAAGGTCCCGCCGGCGCCACCGGGCCGGGCCTGGTCGCCCCTGGTGTTGCGAGTTCCGCCAGCACGATCGGCGCCTCCGACTATGTCGCGATCTGGCAGAACGGCGCGAATGCCTGGATCCCGTACAGCCAACTCATTGGCGGGCAGACCATCAACCAGTTGCCAGCCGCCGCCCCCGCCGCCGACGGCGACACGCTGCTGGTCGCGCAAGGCGGCAACACGCTGAACGTGCAGAGTTTCGGCGCATTGTGGACCTATCTGCAGGCGAAGATCCCGACGCTTCAAACGGGTGTTGTAGAAATCACCACAAACACGGTTTTGGATAGCACCGTGCATAACGACCGGCTGCTGGTCGCCAGTCAGCCGGTTACGCTGACCGCAAACTTCGTCAATATGGGCTCCGGATTTTCCTGCACGCTGATCAATCTCAGCGCAGGGTCCGTCACTTTGGGCACCGGCATCACCTCTGGTTCCGGCAGCACGGCGCTGCCGCCGGGCGGGTCGACGTCGCTGGTCGGCATCACCTATTCCGGCGGCTCGCTCGTTTGGTGGAGCGGGATCGTCCCGAACGCGCCGACTTTGACCGTTGCGACAATTTCGGCCCCGGCCACAGGCGCGGCTTTCATCGTCACCGGCGGCATTTTCAACGACGCGCCGACCGCGCTGGATTATTCCATCAATGGCGGAACGAGCTGGACGGAAGCGGCGTCGCCGGTCATCACCGCCAATGCGTATAGCGTCTCGCTGCCCGGCCTGGGCGCCGGCACATACACGGTGCAGGTGCGCGACCATGCCAACCC